TGAGCGAGCGCAAGGTCCAGCTTAGTCTCGATGCGGATGCGCCATTCATCCGCGGCCTCCAGGCGCATATCAAGACCATCCAGACGCGCCTCCATGCGCCCCATGTCGCGGCTCTGCTCATCCACAATGCTTGCGCTCCCGGCCCGAAATTAAAGGACAGAATTGCTCACAATCAGCCGCGCGCGCAGCGAGGCGATCTCATCCTCGATGCCCTGTAGGCGCGCGATCGCGGAGGCGTCCCCGAGCGCCGCCTCGCGCAGCGGCCGCTGCTGCGAGGCCTCGAGCTGCGCGATGCGCATCAGCGCGGTCGTATGCGCATTGATGCGCGCGGCGAGCGCCTGATTCGGTCGCCAGCGCCGCGAGGTGCTGTTCCACTCGTGCTCGCTCGAGGGCGCCGGCGGCCGGTAGTCCTCGATCTCGCCCGTGGCAACGTTCATGCGACGCGACAAGTGATCATGCCAGCCGCTGACTGCCACATGGTCCTTCGGCGTGTTGAGCGCGACCAGGTTGTCATCCGAGAGCAGCATGTGCTGCCCGTCGAAGAGGCCGGTGTCTTTGTGATGGAAGCTCACCTGCATCATTTCTTGATCTCGCGCACCTTGATGAAATTGTTGGTCAAAAGCGCGGTGACCGAGCCGGTGCTGCCCGAGGCCTCCACGGTGTAATGCAGCTCATAGGTGTGTGAGCCCGCGCTGGGCGAGTCGGTCGCCACCAGCGTGATCGGCACGCCAGTGGTATTGATCCCGCTGCTCGGCAGCTGCGTCGCATCGTAGGTCGTCGAGCCAATGCTCGCCCCGTCGCGCCAGACCGAGAAGAGCGACTCAGCGAACACGCCATTGGGTATATTCCCGAACGAAGCATTGCAGGAGATGTCGATCTCCACCGGATCGCCGACCGTCGTGACAGTGATGCTGATCACCGTGAACTGAGTAGGCGTATGTATGGAGACCGAGGCGCCGCAGCTCACGACACCGGCGCTGAAATTGCTGCCAATCGAGCTGACCGAGTTGGCCTGCATGTCGGCCGTCGCGGTGCCGTTTGCGGCGCCAGGCTGCCCCACCGAGCTCGGATAGGGCAGGCTCTGATTGCCTGTAATGTCCAGCACCGTGACCCAGTAGTAATACTGCGTCGTATTGCGATTCGGGATCGTGAAGAGAGTAGAGGCGCCCTCGGCGATGAGCGTTGCGCTGGAGAAGGGCGAGGAGCTCGTGGACTCCCACACCTGCACCACGGCGCCCCGCGGCAGCGGCTCGGACAGCGCCACTGTCAGGATGATCTCGGTCGGAAAGGACAGCGTCACGAGGCCGCCGGGCGCCGCCGGCAGCTTCTGGCTCATGACCGGAGCTGAGTTGCCGGCGAGAATCTGATAGTTACCCAGCGCGAGATCAGCATAGGCGGCGCTGGTCTCAACCATGCCGGTGATGGACACCAATCCGCTCGTCAGGAATTTCCACGACAGGCAGCGGAAGATCAGACTCGTCCAGTTGTACTCGGGAATGGTGAGCATGAAGGTCTCCCACTCTCCGATATTCATGCCGGCCGGCCCCACGCCCGAGAGCGTGATGGTCATCATGTTGCGCGACTGCGCCAGCAGCACGTTCGCGAGTCTCTGCGCCCGCCAGCTCGTGCGCGTGGCCGGCAGATCCACGTCGCGCTTGAACACCCCGCCATCGGTCGTCTGGTAGGCCGCGCTCTGCTGCGCCGGGAAGGTGGACTGCTGCCAGGCCTTCAGCTCGTCGTAGAAGGTGCCCGAGACGAGGTTATACAGGTCCTTACCAGCGGTGTGCGTCGCCACCTCGACGGAGCCGACCAGGTCGTCGGCTCCCAGCGTGACGGTTGGGGTGTCGTAACAGCCCGCGTAAATCCGGTATTTGCCGTTGCAGTAGGCCAGATGGCCGTTGGCGCCAGTCAACATGTTGGAAATGTTGGTGGCGTGCGTGTCCCCGCACGAGAGCTGCGTATCGCAGGTGAAGCGTGCCTGCGTCGCGGTGGCCGAGGCGCTCGTGTTCCACTGCGTCGTCTGCCCAAAACTCGTGCTCATGCCCGGGAAGGACACCGTGAGGTTGAGCACGGTGTCGCTCGTGATCGAGGCAATCTCGTACCAGTTGCCGTCGGGCCCGAGCAGATAATTGCCGACGGCGAGCTGATAGCTGAACTGTGTGCTGGTGCCAGTGACCTGGCTCTCGCCGTTGATCCAGGCGGTCGTGCCCGAGAGCAATGGCGCCGGCACCGTGATCACCTCATCGGCATGATTGGCCGCGGTGATCGTGTAGGCGTCGTTGATGCGGGCGTTCGATTCTGCGATCGTCAGCAGCGGGTTGGGCGTCGCCACATCGTAGTAGATCGAGCCACCGGAGAGGTAATCGCGTACCGCGAGCGCCCAGTTGTCCGACCACGTCCAGGTGGTCGCGTCTGTATAACGCTGCGAGCCTGAGCCGCCGTTGGTCGAGTCCTGGCGAGGATCGTAGAGCCGGCGCCCGGAGATCAGGGCATAGACCGAGCTCGGCGCGCCGGCAGGATATGCCGGGTCGTTGTGCTGCATCTGCACAACAATATAGGCGATGCCGGCGCCGCGATGGCTCGAGTCCCACGCCGGGCAATAGGTCTCGAGCGTCGTATCGGCCGCCTGGGCGCTCGTGCCCAGGTGCTTGAAGATCCACAGCTCCGGATTGCCGCCATTCCAGAAGGTGCCGTTGCTGGCGGTCGAGGCAACGACACCGGTGCTCGCGTTGATCTCCGCGTTCTTGATGACCCGCGAATCGAGCCAGACGTCGGTGATCGAATCGCACTGATGTCCGGCCAGTGCGATAACGTAGAACAGATACAGCCCATTGGGCCCGCCGAGCTCGTAATAGATGATCACGCCGCCCGAGCGCGCCTGCCCGTAGATGAGCTGGCGCGGCTCAACCGTGCCCTTCGCCGTCACATCGCGCGTCGCAGGTCCCTGCTTGCGCTTGGCGGAGAAAGCACTCGCCACAGCGGACAGAGCAACCGTCATGGCGACCGTCACCACCGCATAGGCGGCATAGGCCGCCGCGAACGCCGCGGCCAGGAGGGGCATCAGCGGCCGACCTTCCAGGCGGCGCTGACCTTCACTCGTGGGACGAAGACGAGGCCCTGGCGGCGCGTGAAGGCGCAGTGATGACCCAGGCAGACCCCGACGCTGTCCCCCGTGCCGCCGCCCTCGAGCGTCAGGTGCGCGAGCACGAGGTCCGCGCGATGCGCCCAGGCTGGATGAATAGGAGGCCCCAGGAGCGCCGTGACGAGCGCGGCTAAGCTTCCATGCTGCGCGATCAGCGCGGCCGCACCTGCCTCATCGTGGTAGGCGCCGCGGTAGATCGCGGCCGGATCCTCACCCGTGATCGCAAGTGCTACATCGGCCGCCCAAAGGCAGCAATCGAAGGAGCCCCACGCGAAGGCACGGGTGCGCGCGGCCTCCACTGCGGCGTCCAGGCGCTGCGGCCAATCCTCGAAGCGGCTCATCGGACCGGCGGATAAGTGATGGGGTTGACGGGGCCAGGCGTATAGCCGGGCCCGGTATTAACGCCCGAATTGCCCCAGACCACCGTCTTGGTCGCAATCGACGTCACCTGATCCAAGAAGTTATCGGTCGAATCGATCAGGCGCTGATGGTCCTGTGTATAGAGCCAGCCCGAGGCATCATTCCAGAGCATCAGGCGGTTCTCGCAGGAGAGCGTAATGCTCGAGCTGTTGGCATTGGCCTTGATGGTCAGCACGTCCATCAGGCCCTCCCAGATCGTCTCCGGAGCGGCCACGAGCTCCCAGTTCACTGGATCGAGATACCCGACCGAGAGCGTCGCATTGCGGCCGTGATAGGCTTCCCCGAGCGTCGTATTGAGGAGCCCCGAATCCACGCCCGAGAGCGTGAATTGCAGTTGCTGGCTCGTGATATCCGTCGTCTCGGTAAGATCTGTGATGCCTGCAAACGTGCCCAGCGGGCTGTAGAGGTTGCCGCCCCAGGTGAAATAGCGATCCGCGCTCGAGAGGTACAGCGTGCCGGAGAGGAAATCGAGCTCCAGGAAGAGCACGAACGGCACATTCGGCTGCTGCACCGCCGAGGCGTTGGGCGCATTGACGAATCTCGTCACAGCACGCCGCCCTCGGTCAGCCCGCTCTTGCGGGGAGCCTCGCCGGCGAGGAGCTCGCCAGCCTCGTTTAGCACGGCCCAGCGGCAACGCTGAAGCCCGCGCGCGCGCCCCCTCGCCTGCCCGATCGCAAACGCGAAGAATCGACGCTCACGTCTCCAGATCACCTCGCGGAGATCGATCCGGCCTGCCCAGCGCGACAGCGGCCCCTCGAAATAGATCAACGCGGTATACACAACGTCTACACGTCCATCGATTCTTCCAGCTCCACCGCGTGATCGGTGAAGTAGCCCGGGTTATCGGTGTAATGCACATAGCTCTGATCGTTGGTAGTCAGGATGAAGCGCCCCATCGGCCGATTGACGATCAGCGGCGAGCTGTCCGCAGGCCCGTTCCTCGGCGGCCGGTAGAGCGTGATGACTCCCAGGCCCAGTGCGTCGCTGTTGAGCGCTGAGGTCGCCAGGATCAGGTCGTTGCCGGACTGCACGAAATCACCGGGCAGCAGCAGGCCATTGGTGGAGGCCGGAAGGCCCTTCAAGTTGAGCGTCTGACCGCTCTGCGCGGCGCCCGCCACCGCGCTCGCGGTGGACTGCGAGAGCTGCGTGGGCACGCCCGACTGCGCGAGCGTCGCCCGAAAGATCGCGATCGAATGGGCGTTGGCGACGCCGGCGTAGGTGCCCCCGCCTCCGCTGTCGGACGCGGCCGGAAAGATATACGCCGCAAGGCCCGTCGCCGCATTGGTCTTGCCCCCTACGATCGTGCATTGAAACCAGCCCGAACCCAACGGCTTAATGAAGGAGCGCAGGCGGGCCCAATTGGCCCCGACGACGGTTGTCGCCCCGACGGCTCCGGTAGAGAGGTTGAAGGTCTGGGCGATCGCCGTATTGCCGATGCTCTCGTTCAATTCGAGCACGACGTAATTGCGCGTGCCGGCCTGCACGACGCAGGAATAGGAATAATCAGCGGCGCCGGCCCCGATCGTGATGTTCTGGAGCGCCCAGTGAATCGCGTTGGTTGTATTTTCCTCGAGGTAGAAAGCGAGCGTACTGCCCAGCGGATCCGTCACGCCGGCTGCGACGCTCGCATTGCTGAGCCCCCAGGCCGCATTGCTGAAGAGATCCGAATAGGTCAGCAGGTTTGGTGCGCCGTCGAAGAGCGCGCAGCGCGCAAAGGAGGCGAAATTGGACTCCCAATAGCCGCCGGCCTCCGTCGTGCCAGCGACCGGCGAGGAGACGCCCGAGACCTGGCACGCGGCGCCTGACATCACGCAGCTGACCGTGAGCAGCCCGGGCCCCTGGGTGGAGTTGTACTGCACGAGGCTAGTGGAATCGTAGATCTGAACGACCGGCAGCTCGGTCCCCGCGGCCTGCGTCATGACGCGGGCCGCGTAGGGGGCAAAGGCGGTGACCGTCGGCAGCTGATAGCAGGCCGGATAGTTCACCGGATCCACGCGCGTGAGGCGCGCGACCGCATCCTGCACGCTCATCGTGCCGCCGGAGGAGAGCCAGCCGGCAGCGCCCGCGAGGAAGAGATTGTTGGCGAGGAGCTCGCCGGCCGGAAAGGAGCCGCGGGGCTGATAGGATGGATCGGAGAAATAGGTGCGATTGGCCTGGCCGCGCAGCGCCAGGCGCCAGGCGCGCACGGCGGCGCGCTCCGGACCTACGAGCGCGCGGTCGTTGGCGGCGTTAGTCGTGAAGGCGCAGCGCAGGCGATCCCCGGTGCGGGCGAGCGAGCGTGAGGCGCCGGTAAAGACACTGCGCGAGAGAGCGGCATTGCCCACAGCGGTCCACTGCGCCTGCGTGATTCTCGCCCAGGGCGGGAACATCAGATCGCTCAAAAGAGGCCCCTCCATTTCGTCATCGGCAGCCCCAGTCTTTGCAGGGCGCCGGGTGGCCAGTAGGTTTTATTCGGGTAGGGCCTACCCGTCGCCGATCCCTTGAGCGTCTCGAGTTCCTCAATGGCTTTTCTGGCGATCTTCTGTAGCCGCGCGCGCTCCTCCTGGTCCACCAGCGCCTCGATACGCTCGGACTGTGCCTTTGCAAATCTCGCCGTCACCGAACCGGGCTTCAAACGCAGCGCCGCGGCCAGCACGCCGACGACGGATAGGCCGGCACTGATCTGAACCGGGGCCGTGCCGTCGGTCGCATGGGCCCACCAACGGCCATCCAGATGACGCAAAAATTTCACGCTGAAAACCCGGGTGAACGTGCCAAATTGCTGCGCGAACCTCGCCGGCGGGGAGCTGCCGTTCAGCAGCACGACATCGCCGTCGATCGGCTGCATCGCTGGGTTGAAGATTGCGACGTGGTCGTCATCGAGGCCCGCCGCGGCCATACAGTGGCCGGCGGCTATCAAGGGGCCCACCATTACCGCATCGGGGACGTAACCCCGGCCGATCAGCCCCGCCGGGTGACCGCCAGTGCCGATCTTGATATCGGACATTACGCATTTCAGCGGCTGGGAAGCCTCCGGATCGTTGAAGTTCTGCGCCGCCTCGGGGGCGAGCGCCTCGCTCATGAGATATACGGCGTTCGCGAGGGCAGCGTCAGCAATGTACATCGAGACGAGATCAGCAACGTAGGCAGCGACCGCGGGCATGGTTAGAACAGTCCCCGCGCCTTCATTTGCGTCATCCGCGATACCGCAAGGTCAGAAGCCCGCTGGATGACGCCGGGCAGCATGGATATGGCGTCGACCGTCGCGCCACGCGCATCGATGTTGAACGTCGGGGCAATGCTGCCGGCGCCGCTCGCGCCATAGCCCGCAGCATAGGCGCCGCTGCCGCCGCCCCAAATCGGTTCGGGTCCGTTCTCACCGGCCAGGTACCAGCGGCCGGACTGTACGGGGCCGCCTCCTGCAAGGCCTCCGCCGAAGGCCCTGCCCAGGCCGCCCAGGAGCGATCCGATCAGGCCGCCGGCTCCCGGGGCGCCCCCGCCCGATGTGCCCGAACCGCCGCCGCTGGCGCCGGGGGTATTACCGATCGCGCCGAAGAGGCCACCGAAGAGCGAGCCGAGCGGGCCGCTTTGGCCGTTGGCACCGAAGAGCGTGAGCGTGAGTTGCTTGGCCATCATCTGATCGAGCGTCTGGATAAAGGCCTGCAGGAGCCCCTTGAACTGCACCTTCATCGGATTGGCGAAGAACTTCTCAAACGCGTTTTCCATCGATGTCGCGGCGCTATCCACCGTGCCCTGCATTGCAATCATGGTCTGCTGCAGCTGCGTCTGGACCTTCTTCACCGTCGGCACGATGTATTCGAGCTCGGGCAGCATGTTTTTCGCCGAAAAATCCTGCGCCCTCTGTTGCGCCTGCGCGGGCGTGATCAGGCCCGCGCCCAGGAGCTCATCGATAGCGAACTTGAAGTCGCTCGCCTTGTCGTGCAGTTGCTCGATCTCGCTCTTGGTTTCCTCGTTAAGTCCGGCGTAGAACTCACGCATGATCTCATTGACATCCTTTTCCATGCGCTGCGATGAGATGTGGATCTCCTGCAGGGCATCGGGCCCGAAGCCGAGCGCCTTGGTCAATGCCCCGGTGATGGCGCCGGGCGCGGCGGCGCCGCTGCCGCCCTCCGCGGATTCGTCCTTGAGCTTGGCGATGCGCTCATTGAGCTCATCAATCTGCGCGGACATCTCGGCGATCTGCTTGGGATCCCCGACGTACTCGCCGGACATGGTCAGGCTCTTCTTGATGCCCTCGAGCTGCTTCAACTGATCGGTGAGCTTCTCCAGCTCCGTCTCCCCGCCCATCAGGGTGCGCATGCCATTCCCGAGCGCCGTGATCGTAGGCGAGGCCTTCGTCGCAATTGTCTGCCACAGGCCCGTCATCGAGCGATCCATGGCGTCAATCGACTCCTTGGCCTCGTGCAGCTGCTTGGCCGAGAGCGTCGTAAGCGTCAGGCCGAGCTGATCGGATTGCGAGCGCAGCTTCTCGATGCCGGAGGCGCCCTGGCTGAGCAGCGGCAGGAGATCGGCGCCGGAACGGCCGAAGAATTCCACGGCGGCGCGGGTGCGATCGGCCGGATCCTTCAGGCGGGAGATCGCCTCTGCAATCACCTCGAACTGCTGCTCGGGCGCGAGCTGCTTGAGCTTGGCGAGATCCACGCCGATCTGCGCAAACGGCAGGCCGCCCTTGCTGATCGCCTGCTGCATCTTCGACATGGCCATCGTGATTGCATCGAACTGCACGCCGGTGGACTCACCCGCAAATTTCAGCTGCGAGAGATGCTCGGCGGAGTCCCCGATGCGCAGCACCGCGCGGTAGAGTTGATCGCCGGCGTCGATCGCGCGGGTAAATTGCGAGGCAATGGCATCGCCGGAGAAGCCCAGACCAATGGCGCGGCCGACATTCGTGATCTGGGATGAGAGCTGATTGAATCGCTGCTCGACGCGCCCCATGGACGCCTCAAAGGAGGTCGTCTTGGCGGCGATGTCGAAGAGGACGTTGAAGAGGGCCACGGCTCAGGTGCGCGTAAATGTGCGATCGACGGCCGCGGCCAGGTCATTGAAGAATTGATCGGAGATGAAGCTCTGAGCGGACGCGGCCGAGGCCTCGACGAAATGCGAGCCGGGTACCTCATGCTGCACGCCGCCGCGCCTGCTCGGGCGCGTTCTGTGCCCAAAATTGACGAACCGCCAGTAGAATGCGTTACGAGGATCGCCGGCATGGCCTTCGGTGCGCACGATGACGCGCGCCTTGACGATGCCGCGCGTCGCAGCCGTCTGGGTCGAGACCGCGATATTGCCCTCCAGGCGCCCGGTGCGATGCGGGGCAGCGGCGGCAATCACATCGCGCACGGCGTTGCCGATGCGCCTAATCGAGCTTCTGACGACGCCGCGCGCGACCGTGTCCTTGAACTGCTCGAGGCCTTCCACCAGGTCGCGGCCGTTCCAGCTCACCGTGATCAGATCCTCAGCCACCGGCAGGCCTCCCGAATATCTTCCTTACCTTTTCGTCCGCGCTCTCGGCAGGTTCAGGCATGCGCCGCACGTGAAAGTATGCGACCCACTCGGCGAGCTCCGCCGAAGTGATGCGCGCAAGCAGTTCCGCCACCGTCATGCCCAGCTCACGCGCGAGCTCGAAATAGAAACGTCGGCGCGGCTGGGCCCTCAGTTTTTTATGTCGGCCTCGAGCTGCTCATCGTTGAGCTTGTTGAGGCGCAGGGCCGCATTCACGATCCGATCCAGCGCGAGATAGTTCTTCGCGCCCAGGGCATCCAGATCTGCCTCCGTGAACAGCTGCTTGCCCGCATCATCCACGACGGAATGCACCACGACGAGCGCGCGCATGTTCTCGCCCACTTTGCCCAGCGCTCGCCGGTCCTGAACCGACTGCTCGAAGGCATCGCGATCGGCGCCCGACATGACTTTGACGAACACCGTGCCGCCCCACTCCGGGACGCGAACCGCTTCGCGCCGGCAGTCCCTGGCCGCGAGGATCGCATCGCGCGAGAGCGCGGTCATGCGAAGTACTGCGGCTCGTTGGACACGCGCAGCATGACCTGGCTGGTCAGGATGCCGTCCTTCTTCACATCCACCGGGAAACTCATGACGCTCGCGGTGAAGGCGCAGTTTTTGCCATCGATGGTGCTGATCTGGAAGCTCTTGATCGCCTGGGCGTTTCGGATCGTGCGCAGCAGCGCCTGTCCGGCGTCGGGCGTGACGTTATCGAGGATGAGCGACAGCGATACGTTGCCGAAATCCTCCAGTCCGCTCTGAAACTGCTTGGCCGCGGACAGCAGGTGAGTGATATCCACCTCCGTGCTCTTGCCATCAAAGAGCGTCGCATCCGCCACCTGTCCGATGTTCTGCATGGTGCACAGCGCCGCGGTGCCGCCCGAGACCCAGGCCGGATCCGCGGTAGTGTTTTCCCCGTTGAGGGTGAAACTGGCACCGCTCACCCCGGAGATGTAGAACGCCCGGTCATTCAGCGGCGTCATGCCTACGATGCCGGTGATGAATACCACGCTGCCGTTCGCGTAGGTGTTCGCGGCGGTCACTACCGCGGCCGCGGCCTGGGTGATGCCGGTGATATTGATGGTCGCTGCGCGCGCCGACTCGGCGTAGAAAATCGTACCTTGGGTTTTTGTGTTAGGCATTGAAGCCCCTCATGACCACAGAAGCCAGTGCTGGGAGACCAGATACAAGCGCACGAGGCTGTCATACTCCTCGTTCTGTGCCTGCATGACCATGTTCTGGGCTGCCAGGCACGCGCGCACCGCCGCGGCAAGCTGCTGGGCTTGCGCGTAACTGGTGCCATGGTTCTCGACCAAAATCGTATAGGCGTCCTGACCGGTCGGACCGGTCAGTGAATTCTCCGGATCCAGCGAGACGATCTTGAGCACGATCGCCGGCGGCCCCGCATCCTCGGGCAGCGCCAGCGGGTAGATCTGCGGGCCCACGAGCGCGGTGATGCTTTGGGATGCGGTCAGATAGGTGCGCGTGGTGGCAATCGACATGCGTCAGTTCTGCGCCAGGACGCCCTGCAGCTCCAGACCCTCGCGACGGCCGAGCTCGGCGATGTGCGCGATCCGAAAGAAGCGACCCTGCCAGCCCACGCGATCAAAGCCATCGACGTTATTGCGCCAGCGGATCACGAAGGTGATCGTCTCCTCGGCGTGCATTTGCATCGCGTCGAAATAATCCCGGCCCTTGAGCGGCACGACGCGCGCCCAGGTCGAGGTCAGCACGTCGAACACCTCGAGCTGCTCGCCCGTGGCGCCGGTCTGCACCACGCGGCGCTTCAGGATGTCGATGCGCCTGTCGAGCTCGCTGGCATCCATCAGACGATCTTGAGGATGTACGGATCGATGAGGGCCTTGACGCCGAAGGGTAGCTCGGCGAGCTTCGCCGAGCCTGCGGCGTTGCGATTGTCGTAGTAGAAGCCGGTCAGCATCTTGATCGCCTGGATGAGTGGCGCAGGCACGGCGGCGGCCGTGCTGCCGTAGCCGGCCGTGAATTCAATGTTGATCGCGCTGATCTGCGGCAGCGTCACGGGCCAGATCTGCCCAAAGATCGGCGTGATGCGGCAGAGCTTTGCGATGTTGTCGACCACGTAGTTCGTGCTCGGCCACACGTTCCACGTGCTCGAGTAGTCCAGGTAATTGATCGCGCTGACCGCCTGGACGGGCCCCTTCTCGAGCAGCAGCGCGTTGTCGGGCAGCGAGTAGGGGCGCTGGATGAGCAGCGCGCCGACGCTCTGCAGGCCGGGGAAGGAATCGCACTCGTATTCCCAGCTCTGGGTGATGAAAGAGCGATTGCACTCGTTCTCCAGCACCTGCCGGGCAGTGGTGATGAGGGCTGCGATCAGCGCATCGTCAGCATCGTTCGCATCATCGATGCGCGAGGAGAGGTGAATGTCCTCTACGAGCACCGGCTCTATCGCCGGCGGCGTCGTCTGTAGATACGGCATGGCAAAGGGCGGCCACGGGCGCCGCCCTGGACGCCTTCAGAGGATTTCCTGGACCACGCCCGTCTGATTGAACACCTCGTCATCCAGAAAGAGCGGATGACCGCCGAGCAGCACGCCCTGGATCAGCGTCGCAGCCGTGGCCACCGTGATGAGAAGTGCCACATAGTCGAACGAGTTGTTCGTATCGAGCTCCTGGACTGCCACATTGATTAGCATCTGCACGTTGTTGCCGCCGGCTGCCGGCTGCGCGGTTGTAGTCTTGCCCGAGCCGATCGCCTTGGCGCCGGCGCCTCCCGAGCTCGTCGCCTGCTGGATCTGCGCGGTAACCGTGGCCGAGGCGCCGAAGACGCCGACGTCGATAATGCCCAGGAA